CCAATGGGCTATATCCCAGCGCGACAGTGAAGGCTTCGTCCATCGTCATGTTCGCGTCGATGAAGTCATGCGAATGACAGACATAACCATTAGTCTCTGTGCGCTGCGCATTGCGCACGCACACAGTGCGGAACTCCGCTTCTGACAGGTCCCGCCGCAGCAGCGCAACGAAAGTGCGCGCCAGCAGTTCTACCTTGTCATTCCGATTTTGCAGTGTCATGGTGTGTTCTAGATGTAGTTGTCGATGGTGTCGCAGCGCTTGCCGCACAGCGCAAAGATGCAGTCCGCATCGCCGGTATAAATGCCCATACATAGCTCATCATCGGGGCCAAGATCGTGCGACAGGTCGGACGTGATCCACAGGTAGCAGTCGTTGGGCAGCGTCTTTGCCCATGTGGTGCATCCGCCGCCTGTGTTCTCAATGTAGAACCCTGCCGACTGCATGGCGATGATGAGCGCATCGCTCATGCTGTCGCAGCCATAGGGACGGGTGAACGGTGCGGGCGTTGCGTTGTCTGGTGCGTTCATGGTGTGGCCTTTGTAGTGTGTGGTGCGTTGTCTGTGTGGTGCGGTTAGCGGGTGAACTGGTGCGGGATGTAGTAACCCTCGCCGTCGGGGTTGCGCACCGCGTCGGGATGCAGATAGCAGTCGGTCTCGATGTCAAACCCGATCTCGTCGCGGTTATGCGCGTTCTCGAATGTCTCTGCGAGTGCGTCGGGCACCTGCCAGCACAGGATCGCGCCGCAGGCGTCATACAGCATGTCTATCACTTGATTAATGCGCGCTGTCTCCGCACGCCGACCGCACTCTGCGGCTATGGCCTGCATCAGTTCGATGTAGTCGGCGGCGTTGTCGCATCCGCCGATCTCGTCCGCTGCCTGCATCGCGTCCAGCGTGGCGCGGTAAATGGGGTTGTCATGTGCGTTCATTGTTGTGCCTCGTCCTGTGCCGCAGCGATTGCCTCGTGGTGCGTATCGAATGGCCCGATGGGGAGAGAGTCCGGCAGGCAGCCGGGCAGGCAGTGCCAGTAGAACCATCCGCCAGTGATCTCGTTGTCCTCGATGATCCTGTCGATCATCTTGTCGCGCGTGGCGCGGTTCATGGATGCAAGGCGGAACTCGTCCTCCCGCATGTACTCGGCAATGGTGTCCTCGTCCAACTCTGCCACCTCCTCGGCGGTGAGTTGAAACACTTCGCAGTCGGGCAACGCGTGCGGGTCGGCAGCGCGTGCGGGGGTTGAATAGAATTGAGTCATGGTTAGTTCACTCCGATAAGGTTGGCAATAGCGCGGGCCAGAGGCAGCGCGGGAAGGGTAAGAGCAACGAGAATGAGCAGTGTCATTGCGACACCCGCAGCGCAGCGCGGGCGCTCATTTCGCCCCCAGCACGCGGTCTGCCGTCCGGAGGCTGACGCTGACCATGTTCACCGTGTCAACCGGCCAACGTTCCTTGCGCGATAGTTGTACCGTGCGAAGCATGTACGTCACATCTTTCAACGCCGCTTCCAGTTCCGCGATGCGGGCGACGTTGGCGTCGTGGGCGTTGACCGCTTCGATAATGAACGCAGCATCTTCCTTGTTCATCTTTGCGAAGAAGTGCGCCCCGCCAAAGTTTGGCGACATGAACGTGTAGCGATGTCCGGCTAGGCCGTAGTGCGCCGCCCAAGGCGTCGGCGTGTGTGTGGTGGTGTTCATGGTCATCTCCTAGTTAATCGTCTGTGTGTTACGGTAGGTCAGACCAGATCATAAGCCAGAAAGTTGCATGGGGTCTATAGTCTTTGGTGTCTGGCCGACGAACGGTAGTTGATGAGAATGATTCTCACCAGGTTTGGGCGTGGCGGAAAAATGGGGTTGGGAATGGGGCCAGCTGGGGCGGATCGGTGCGCGGGATGCGCGGGATGCGCTGGGAGCGGTGCGCTGGGATGGCGGATCGGTGCGCGGCGGGATGGGGCCAGCGATGCGCTGGGATGGCGGATCGGTGCGCGGCGGGGGTTGGGGTGGCGCGGGGATCGGGCCAGTATTGGCACGGAATGCCAATTTCGATGCGATAGGGCGCAAACCATCCAATGACATGCGGCGGTTTAGTCGCATCCTGCGAAATTCTAGTAGTGCGTTTTTTGTTGACATCTAAACTATCTCCCCTTCCATTAGATCAGCAGCAGATCAGGCATCGGATCGGTAAGTTCCTGAGAGTTAAGGGCCATTGCCAGTATTAGATTACTTTATATAATAAGGAGAGAGTATAGGTTAATGGGGTATATTATATTATGGGGTAAATATATGTATTGGCGTTTTATCCACAATAATCCAATATCGCCCTCGGCCCCGATTTATCGAACGCGCGTTCGATTGGCGCGCGTAGTGAGCGCATACTTAGGCAAGACTCATGCCAGGCCTGTAGGTGAGTGCTCACTATCACTACAGCTGACGAAGTGAGTGCTCGCTAACCCCCGGCCACCTTCGACCCGGACGAGACTCCGCCGCCGGGCGGGTCCCGGCCCGGGACGCACTCGCAATCGCGACACAGCCGGCACACCGTCCTCACTCCTCAGCAGCAAGCACTCACTACCACGATCACCCTTTCCGGTTCTCGGTTTCATGTGAAACAATCGCGTATGGATGAGACCCCGCCCCACCTTCCCCCACCCCGGCTCGAGCCGGAGTTGGAGCCTCTCGCCCACCCGCCGGCGGAGTACACCAACCCGAACGCCATCATCCCGGCGCCGCCCAGCCCTGCCGAACAACTCCAAACCGAGATCACCGCGGCGGTTGCGGACACCCTGCACGTCATAGATGCCCGCAGCTACCTCGAGATGCTGGCCCGCACCGACCCCAAGACGTTCCGGCAGTGGGTGCAGATGGCCCTGCCCACGTCATCCGCGCGGGCCGGGCCGACACAGGCGACGATCGTGAACGTGCATAGCGCTCTGCCGCGCAGCCCGCTGGACGCGCTGCCGCCGGGCTTCGACATCCACCACAAGTAACCCCACCCCCGCGACTGTGTACGCCGCGCGCAGCATCTTCGTTCCGTACCATGCGCGGGGGCAGCGCTGGGCGCTGATCGTGGCCCACCGGCGCTGCGGCAAGACGGTCGCGGCCATCAACGATCTCGTCGCCAGGGCGGTGAACACGGCGAAGGCGGGGGCCAGCCAGAACCCGCCGCAGTATGCGTTCGTGGCGCCGTTCCGGGAGCAGGCCAAGCGGGTCGCGTTCGACTACTTCCTGCGTGCGACGGACGCGCCCGGCTTACGCACCGCCACCAACGTGGCGGACCTGACGCTGACCCTGTTCAACGGGGCCAAGCTGATGCTGTTCGGGGCCGACAACCCGGATGCGATGCGCGGCATCTACCTCGACGGGATCGTCATTGATGAGCCGGCGCAGATGCGCAGCCGGGTGTTCACCGAGGTGATCCGACCGTTGCTGGCCGATCGCAAGGGGTTTGCCACGTTCTTCGGCACGCCGGCGGGGAAGGACTCGTTCTGGCGGATGCGGGAGGTTGCCAAGACGGACCCCGGCTGGTACTACGCGGAGCACCGCGCATCTGCCACGGGCATCCTCGACGCGACGGAGCTGGCCGACGCGGCGCGCATCATGTCGGAGGACGAGTACCTGCAGGAGTTCGAGTGCAGCTTCGACGCAGCGATCCGCGGCTCGTACTACGGTCGCTACATCAACGACTTGGGTATCCGCCTCGGGCACTACCCATACGACCCCATGCTGCCGGTGCATATCTCGCTCGACTTGGGTTACACCGACAGCACGGCGCTGTGGTACTGGCAGACCCTCTCCTCCGAGGTGCGCTACATCGAGGCTGAGGAGCACGCGGGCCTCGCACTGGCGGATTACGTCGACATCCTGCGCGCCAAGCCGTACGTCTACGGTGACGTGTACCTCCCGCACGACGCGCGTGCGCGCAGCCTGCAGACGGGGATGTCGATACTCGAGATCCTGAAGAACGCGCACGGGATCAAGGGCATCATCGCCCCGGAGATGTCGGTGCAGCAGGGCATCCAGGCGGCGCGCTACGTCATCACCAGCCCCACCACCTACTTCGACGCGGAGAAGTGCGCGGCGGGGGTCGAGGCGCTGCGGCAGTACCAGCGCGAGTACGACGACAAGAAGCAGACGTTCAAGGAGCAGCCGAAGCACGATCACACATCGCACTTCGCGGACAGTTTCCGGTACAGTGCGATCGTCACCCGGAACAGTGCGGCAGAGTACAAGAACCGGATCACTCCGATAAACGAACCACTCCGGTACGACCGAACAAAACCATTCGGCGGAAATGTTCGTTTAGAGGACTGTTGGGGCACGGTCCCACAATCCGCAGAGCAGAGGTACTGACATGGCACTCGAGAACGATCCGTCGTCCGGTCCCAACCCGTCCAATCGCACTGCCGCGGAGCGGATGAAGGACTTTGGTCCCGTGGGGTCGCCCGAGGCGCTCGCGGCGTACTGGAAGGCGGAGATCCGCGCCAGCATGAAGGACCCGCTGCGCGAGAAGTGGCAATCGCGCGCGGCGCGGATCGTGAAACGCTACAGGGACGACCGGGGGGACGATGGCATCGCCACGCACAGCAAGCGGTACAACATCTTTTGGTCTAACGTACAGACCATCATGCCCGCGATGTATGGAAAACGTCCGGAACCCTGTGTCGTACGTCGCTATCTCGATCCGGACAGCGTTGCGCGTGTCGCAGCAATCATTCTGGAAAGAACGCTGTGTTTTCAGATGGACTCGCAGACCCGTTTCTATGATGCTATGCGGTCAGCCCTGCAAGATCGCCTCGTTCCTGGAATCGGGACCGTGTGGGTTCGCTATCAGACGGGGCAAGAGTCGCCTACCAACACTATTACGGGGGACTACTACGCGAAATTGACCGGCGAAATGGCCGAGGTCGATTACGTTTACTGGGAGGACTTCGGATTCGTGTCGGCGCGCACCTGGGAGGAGGTTCCGGCGGTATGGCGCATCGTGTGCATGGACCGCGACCAGCTCATCAAGCGCTTCGGGGACAAGATCGGCGGCGAGTGCCCGCTGAACCATGTGCCGGCGCGGCACAAGACCGGCGGCGGGGGCTCGAGCAACGAGACTGACGAGCCGAAAACCGGCGTGTTCAAGCAGGCGCAGGTGTACGAGATCTGGGACAAGCGCACCAGCAAGGTCATCTGGCTCAACACCGAGATGGCGGTGCCGCTGGACGTGAAGCCCGACCCGGTGAAGTTCCCCGGCTTTTTCCCGTGCCCGAAACCGCTGTTTGCGACCAATACCACCGGCAATCTGATCCCGATTCCCGATTTCGCGCTGTACCAGGATCAGGCCAACGAGCTCGACAACATCACGCAGCGCCTTCACATGCTGACGAAGGCGTTGAAGGTCGTCGGCGTCTACGATCAGGGCCAGATGGGTGTGCAGCGGATGCTCACCGAGGGGGTCGATAACCAGTTGATCCCGGTCGATACATGGGCCGCGTTCGCGGAGAAGGGCGGGTTGAAGGGCGTGGTGGACTTCATGCCCATCGACCAGATCATCCTCGTCGTGGAGAAGCTGTACATGATCCGCGCCAAGCTGATCGAGGACATCTACCAGATCACCGGCATCAGCGACATCGTGCGCGGCGCCAGCAACCCCAGCGAGACAGCCACGGCGCAGAAGATCAAGGCGCAGTTCGCGTCCATCCGGCTCGAGGACATGAAGGCGCAGATGGGGCAGTTCGTGACCGACACGCTGCGCCTCATGGGCTGGATCATCACCGAGTTCTTCCCCGAGGATGTCATCATCGCGCAGAGCGCGATCATGCAGTCGCCGGACGGCATCGCCGCGATCGAGGAAGCGAAAGCTGCAATGGCTCCCCCGCCCGGGCCTCCGCCCGGCCCACCCGGTGCGGCCCCCTCGCCGCCTGGGTCTCCGCCCGGCCCGCCTGGGATGGGGGGGCCACCCCCGGGACCGCCGCCTGGCGCACCGCCGGGGTCGCTGCCGCCCAACGGACTGCCGCCGGGGATGAAGCCGGTGGCGATGCAGATGGGGGCGCAGTCGTCAGGGGGCGGGCAGATGCAGGCGCAGTCACCGATGCCGCCGATGCCGGGCATGGTCCCGCCGCCGGGGCCGGGAGGGATGCCGCCGCCCCCCGGAGGGATGCCGCCGGGAGCGATGGGTCCGTTCGGGCCGCTGCCCATGAACATGCCGCCACCGCCACCGACCGCGGTGGGGATCGTGAAACAGGCGATCGACATGCTGAAGAAGGGCAAGGATGTCGATTTCCGCATCGAGATCGTCGCGGAGTCGATGGTCGCGGTCGATTACGCCAGCGAGCGCGAGGAGCGCACGGCGTTCATCACCTCGACCTCGACGTTCATGCAGAACGCGCTGCCGATGTTGAAGGCGAATCCCGAACTGGCGCCGCTGGTGCAGGCGATGATGATGTTCGGCGTGCGCTCGTTCAAGGCCGGTCGGGATCTCGAGGGTGTGATCGAATCAGCACTCACCAAGTTCGCCAGCAAGCCGCCGCCGCCCCCGCCGCCGGACCCGAAGGTCGAGGCGATCAAGGCGCAGGGCATGGCCGACCAGCAGAAGCATCAGCAGGACATGCAGGCCTCGCAGGCGGACGCCGCTGCCGCGCAGCAGAAGCATCAGCAGGACATGCAGGCCTCGCAGCAAGCGCTGGCGCTCGCCAAGCAGGAGGGCGACCAGAAGTTGCAGTTCGCGGCGCAGAAGCACGCCGAGGAGATGGAAGCCTTCCGCAAGAAAACGCAGGCCGAGGTCGAAGCCATCCTCATCATGGCGAACGTGAAGGCGGGGGTGGCGCGCGATGCTGCAGCAGCGAAGGCGGAAGGTGAATCGCAGTTGCAGGAGGTCGCTGTCCAGGGCCGGGCCGCAGACATGGCGCAGAATCTGGCTCAAGGGGCGGCTGAACATGAGCAGGGACTCGAGCAGACCGCGGAAGGGCACGCACTAGACCTGGCCGCGCGGGAAGCCGCTGCGGAGCAGGGGCTAGTACAGGGTCAGGATCAGCACGAAAATAGCTTGCAGCAGGGCGCAGAACAGCACGAATTGAACCTCGGGCAGCAGGAGGAAGCGGCGGACGCGTCGTTGGAGCAGCAGCAGGAAGCCGCGAAGGCCAAATTGAAACCAGAGAAATAAACGCATGAGGTTCTATGCTGACGATGTGAAGGTGGGCGACATCACCAAGGCGCTGCGCGATGTGGGCGTGTCGGTGCTGCAGACGCATCTGCTGGCGCCGACGGAGCGCGAACACGTTGCGGCACTGGTGCAGTTCTTCGACCCGATCTATGGCAGTTTGATCCTCGACTTGGGCGCGGGGACCGGGGCGGTCGCGGACATGATGCTGGCACAGCGGCCCGATCTGCGCTTTATTCTGCTCAATCAGTCGCAGGCGCAACTCGACATCGCATCGGATGCTCACGTCAAGGTGCATGGTGATTTCCAGGACATACCGCGGATCGCGATGCGCCCCAATGCGGTGATGATGACGTACGCGCTCGGGCACGGGGATTTGCGGAAAACACTGTCGGAGGTGGCGCGGGTGCTGCCGCACGGCGGGACGTTCATGCTCTACGACCTGACGTCGCGGAATCTCGCGCTCGCGCTGCAGACCGAACTCGAGTACTCCGCGTACCCGGCGCGGCGCATCATACGCATCGCGGATGAGCATGGGCTGGCGCTGAACAAGGCGGAAGCGCCGCGCGACCTGTTCTCGGACCACATGCTGAAACTGATGTCGCAGGAGCAGTATGACGAGATATTCGACGGCGTGGTGCCGATGCTGTTTCGTTTTGGGAAGCTATGAAGCGACGTTTCCGCTACAGCAAGGAACTGGACGCGATGGTGGAGGTTCCCATCAGCGCGGACTTCGAGCCTACGGTCGGCATCCACGGCGACATCGAGCCGTTCGTGTCGCCGCGCGATGGGACCGTCATCAAGAGCAGGGCGCACATGCGCGACTACATGGCAAAGCATAGCCTCGTACACTTCGACCCAACAGCGAAACGAGAAGAAGATCGCTACGCCAGCGGCCACGCAGACCGCGCCCTGCGCGAACAACTCTATGAACGCGTGGACAAGCTCGTTCGCGACCCGGCGGTGCGCCGGTACATCCGCACCCGCAGATAACCGACGAGGACAGTAATGGAAAATGGTCAGGACGTAACCGCCCTTGAAGATGTCACCCCGTCACTGGGTGATGCGCTCACCGCCGCCCTCGAGCGGCAGGAACTCGTCCCGCCCGCAGCGGCCCCCGCCGCCCCTGTCTCTCGTCCAGCGGAGTCGGTGGACAAGGCCGCTGCGGAGCCGGGACGCACCGATGGGCGGGACGCGTTCGGGCGTTTCGCTCCGAAGGCCGGGGAGCCGAACCAGCCTATCCCCACTCCATCCCCGCAGATCCCTGCGGCTGCGCCGGCGGCACCCGATGCCCCGGCCTCATGGCGCGACGACATCAAGCCGCTGTACGCCGGTTTACCGGAGCCGATGAAGGCGTACGTCCACCAACGCGAGAATGAGCTTCAGCAGGGGTTCCAGAAGGTCGCACAGCGCGCTGGAGTGGCCGAGGCGGTACTTGGGGAGTTCGCGCCGTATGAAGCGATCCTGAGCGCGGAAAAGGCCAATCCCGTCGAAGCCATACGGACGCTGCTGCAGACCGCCCACGCGCTCCGCACCGGCGGGCCGGAGTACAAGAAGGCGATCATCCTCGGGCTGGTGCAGCAGTACGGCGTGGATATGTCCACGGAGCTCAACCCGAATGCGGCCAGGACGGAAGCGCAACTCGCCCAGCTGCAGAACGAGCGTATGTATGGGCAGGCGAACGCGCAGTCGCAGATGACGCGGGAGATCCAGACGGAATACGAGGCGTTCGCCAATGACCCGGTGAACGAGTTCTTCCCCCAGGTCCGGCAGATCATGGGCGGGCTGGTGGGCCAAGGTTACGCCAAGTCGCTGCGCGAGGCGTACGACATGGCGATCGGGATGCACCCCGAGGTGCGGCAGAAGGTGTGGGAGCGCGCGGCGCAGGCCAACGTCAACGCACCGCGCAAGCGGGCGGCGGCGAACATGAGCGTGTCGAACTCCCCGAACGGGAACATGGTGTCGGCCACGGCGGGGCGCCCGCGGGACAACTCGGTGCGGGCGTCGATCGAGGCTGCGCTGGGGGATGCGGAATAATTTGACACGTTCGTTCGGGGGCGGGTAGGATTTCGCCGTCAGCCCCCCGACCACACCCGCGAACAACGACGAGCCGAAGCGGGCCAGCGTGTCGGCACACCCCTAGTCGGGCCAGCGCAAGGCGACCAGTAACGCAGCGCCCATTCCCACCGACTAGGAGGTTTTACTATGGCATTCCCCAATGCAGCCGTCAGCGATGTGATCGCAACCACGATCCAATCGCGCACGGGCATCGTGGCCGATAACGTCACGAAGAACAACGCAATCCTCACGAAACTGTCCGAAAGCGGCAACATCAAGCCCTTTTCCGGCGGCAACGTCATCATGCAGGAGCTCTCCTATCAGGAGAACGGCAACGCCGGGTGGTATTCCGGCTATCAAGCCCTGCCCATCGGCGCACAGGATGTCATCAGCGCCGCGCAATACGACATCAAGCAAGCCGCGTGCGCGGTCACGATGTCGGGCCTGGAGATGCTGCAAAACTCCAGCAAAGAGCAAATCATCGACCTCATGGAAGCCCGCATCAAAGTCGCGGAATCCACGATGTCCAACCTGATCTCGCAGGGCCTGTACTCGGACGGCACTGCTGCCGGTGGCAAGCAGATCGTCGGCCTGGCGACCGCGGTGAGCAAGACCCCGACCGCTGCGGGCGTGTACGGCGGCATCGACCAAGTGGCGTGGCCGTTCTGGCAGAACAAGGCGCAGATCGCGGCCGGTACGACCGCAGCCAACATCCAGCAACGCTTCAACACCATGTACGCGGCGACGGTGCGCGGCGCGGACCATATCGACCTCATCATGGTCGATAACGCGTACTGGGCGCTGTTCATGCAGTCGCTGCAACTGATCCAGCGTTTCACCGACAGCAAGATGGCGAAGTTGGGCTTCCCGTCCGTGCAGTACATGCAGTCGGACGTGGTGCTGGACGGCGGCATCGGCGGTTACGATCCGGTGTCCACGGCGTACTTCCTCAACACGAAGTACCTGTTCCTGCGTCCGCACCGCGACCGCAACTTCGTGGCGCTGGACCCGTCGAAGCGCTACAGCGTCAATCAGGATGCCGTCGTGCAACTGCTCGCATGGGCGGGCAATCTCACCGTGTCCGGTCGCCAGTTCCAGGGCGTCATGGCCGACGCGTAACCCCTCACCATAACGGAAGAACTCCGAAAGGGAAATCATGCCCGCAATCATCACTCCTCTCATCGGCTCATCGCTGTTGCAAGTCTGGAAGCCGCCCGGCGGCGTCACCGTCCCACCGCAAGCTGCAGACGCGACGGCCCCGTTCGAGCTCGGCACGATCGTCTGGGCCTCGCCCGGCAAAGTCGCGGTGTTCTGCCGCGTCGGTGCCACGGGCATCGCCATCGGTGCCACGGCGGGCATCACGAACGGCGTCACCGTCGCTGCGGCGGCGGGGAACACGTTCTTGAACGGCACCGGGCAAGCGCTCGTCACGGGCGACTACGCCTTCCTGACTTCGACAGTGGTTCTCACGCCTTAAACAATCCCACCTGTCTGGGGTTCCTCAAGGCGCGGCGGTTACACGCTGCGCCTTTTTTTCAAGGTGCGCGATGGCGTTCATCAACGGTCTGGAAATCAGTGACGCGACAGGTCGAGCATTCGTCGACTTGAACGCAGCGCTGCCCGTTCCGCCGGGGAAGTCAGCACTCGGCGGGATGCTCTACAACAACGTGGGTGGCATCGGCAGGGTGCAGGTGGACGACAGTGGCTCGCCCGCGCCGTTCTCGGTGAACGACGGATTCCTCTACAACGCCAACGGGCAGTTGGAGATTTTGATGTCGCTGCCGGGCGGCGCTCCGCTGTTCAACAACGGCGTGCGGGTCAACCAGGTTGGCGCGGTTGCAATCTCGGCGGGCGGGCCGATCGCAAATTGGGTGCATGGCTGGCCGGTCACGATCGACGGTGCGCTGTGCATCGGGTGCGACCGTGTATCCGGCGCCTACGGCATTCACGAACTTTGG